CACCATCGCAGATGGCAAGCCTGCTGTTGTCATCCATACTGTCACCTTCTGCTTCAAATATGCGGTATTTTCCGTGATAGGTCTTATCTACGATTACCGGCATTGTGGGCAAGGTGTCTATATATTCGGTATCTCCATATCCGGCGAGATAACCACATTGTGCTTTGATGTGTATAACGGGCACGTTCATGTAGCTTAAATCGTCAACTGGGCGGGCGTTGGAGTGGTACGTCTGTGATGGAGCATCGGTAAGCATATTTCCTTCACCGGTTAATAACCAAGATAGTTGAAATTGAGGATATACTTTTATAATAGCATTAGCTAGTTGAGAAGAGACTTTCTTTGTTTTACCTTTTTGGAGGTCAAATATTCTTTGATAAAGCACCCCTATCTTCTCAGCCAATGTTGGAGCTTTAATATCTAATTCAGATAAAACACTATTTATTATTTCTTGGCCTGTCATGTGATAAGATTTTTCTTATATTTGCATTGAATTTAATACATACATAATTATGTTTGATTGGTTAATGATTGCTGCTACTTTATATATCCTTGTATATATAGCGGCCACTATCGCTGCCTTTATCTTTGTCTGGAAAATATTCAAACGTCTTTTCAGAAAGTAAAAAGTAATTTTGAGGGTAAATTACTGGAATGGAAAACGACAGAGAATTTCCATATTTACCCTCTGTTTTTGCATTCATTCCAGCTGACAATACCCTCAATCCACCTTTCCCAGATACATTAGTTTCATTGTTTTCTTCTACATACACATTAAATCTTATATCTTGAACTAAAGGAATTTGATGTGTTGTCCTATCGTTTACTCTACTTGCTGATGGGCTTACAATGAATCCTTTATTCAATAATTTAATATTCGATTCAATAATCCCATCTGCGATGTTCTCTAAAGATGCCGTTATAAAGTCCTTTAATTCCATAATATTAATAAAAGTTAAATATAAGAATATTCTTATATCATTTCTTGTATTTGATATAAGAAAAATCTTATCTTTGCAACATCAACGTCAACAACGACTACAAAATAATGAAAAATAGTTGAGTTGGCAAAATTAAAGTAATACCTAAAAAGGAGTAAGACAATGAAAAAGTACGATTTACACAAGATTATGAAAGCGGCTCACGAGATATACAGAAAGTATTTCAAGCTATACCAGCTTACTCACGGTGTACAGACCTTCGGTGATTGCTTGAAACTCGCTTGGGCTGACGAAAAGAAACGTGTTGCTGATGAAGAAGTGAGAAAGGCTGAGAAAGAAGTAATGAAAGCAGCTTTGGTACGACCGGAAAGAAGAAGTTCTTATGATTACTGCAACGCTCCAGCTTCAGCTTACTACAATCAGAACAGCAAAGGAGCCTTCGGTTCCCGTTACGTAGGCGATTAAGATAATTATTCGCAGAAAAGGCAGCTACATATACCATGCAGAACAGCTGTACGCTTAACATGAATACTTGCGCAAGTGGCGTGCAAAGCCTTGCATGGGCGAATTGAAAGATTCTCCGTCCGGTCATTGAGCCTACCCTTTGATGGGAGACGGAGAACGAGATGGAGATTGCCCTAAGTAATCCGTTCCAGAAAGCGATACTGGCGCTTACCCTCAATCCCAGCATAGAGGACGCGAGAGATACCCGGAGTAGCAAGAATTTGCGACGATGTCTGAATGGAAGTTCAGAACGAGCGAAAGATTTGCAACGGTGCGAAATAAGAAGCCGACATGCCCCGAACGGTCATGCAGCGAAGTACAGTAGCTGATAACTCCGGTGGGAAGAGCAGAGAGAGCTTATCGGGGCACGAATATTAATCGAAAATAGAGAGAATATGAATGAAATAATAGATTACATTAAGGATTCACCAATCGAGTATGCGATTGATGCCTTGTCTGTAAATTATGTGATACAGACTATTGTTCAAATGGTACTGTTCCCCTTTGTGCTATACTTTTGTTGGAGGGTTTTTAAAAAGATACTTCGTAACATGAAATAATTAACAGAAACTCCTTACAATAGTATATGTAACCAATACGATGATAAACAGCAGGAATGAAACATACGAACATCCTTCACAGAATACGAAGATTTTTCTTTTTGGTATGCTTTCATATACGTAAGCTTGACCGTGCGGTAATTCCCCGTTATGATATTTTCTTAGGTATTCCCGATAGGTGCGCACAGCTTGATTGCTCAACACTCTATTCTCGTATAAAGATATTCCAGAGAAAAGGATACAGAGTGCATTTACGCATATTGCAGTCACAAGGAGAAGCTTGTTGCAAAGACTGTCCTCTGAAGGACTGCTTAAAGAAATGATTACTGCAAAGGTGGTTGAAGCTACCATTAAAAGTGTTGTTTGTATTTTGAATACCCATTCTGTTCGTTCATCCAGAGAACGCATGTAGAGTCTGATTAGATTTCTTTCACTACTCATGCTTACTTAATTTTAAATGTGGCAATGCAAAGTTAAGTAAATCTCCCGAATAAAGCGTGATGCCGCCAATCGGATTGGCTCGGGAGAGCTCAAATACTAATCATTAAAATTTTATAGCGATGAAAAAGCGAATAATCACAGAAAACTACACTCCGGCTTTGAGAGATATGGAGGTAGGGGAAGTTCTAACTTTTCCGGTTAAGGCGTATAATTCCATAAAGGGGACAATTATCCCCCGATTGAGATTGGAGTTCTGCGTTGAGGATGCTGACTGGAAAGTAGGGGAGGTTGACAAGAGGAAAGGTATTTTTGATGTGGAAAGGGTCGCATGATGATTTCCCTTTCTCCTACGGAACTGCTTGTCGCGAATGAGTACTGCAAGGGGCTTGCCGACAAGGAGGTGGCGGGCAATCTGAATAAATCGGTTTGGACTGTCAAGACCCAGAAAAGAACGATATACCGAAAGTTGGGTATTTCCAAAGATACGGAACTGCTTCTGTATATGATTTGCGATAGGCTTAAGCGTGATTTTGATTTGAAGGAATTACGCAGACACGGGCTTGAATTCCTATTCTCCATTCTGTTCTTATTGATGCAGGTCACTTGCAATGATATTGATTTACGGAGAATGAGAATACCCTCACGGACACGGACAGCCATGCGGTATATGAGGTTTGGTAAAAGGAATAGTAATGACTTTAATTTTTTGGAAGTATGATATACACTCATAACAATCAATGGCGTTCTACAATATTGATTGATGGAACGGCAGAGGCGAAGTTGGCAGATGTATTGTTCATTATGGAGAATGAAACTTTCGGTCAAAGAAAATCCGCTTCATTGGTCGGTGGCTTGGGAAGGCTTATAAAGTTAATAGAGGAAGGAAAAATAAGAAGTGATAAGCCCACCAATAAGCAAAATGGAAAGTGGTTCTGTAATGCGGCAGATGTACTGAAATTCGCAATAATCAAACGTAGAAAACCGAGAAAAAACAAGAAACATGAAAAGAATGATTCTCAACGTGCTATTGCTTAATGTAATGGCTCTTCCTTGTTTGTTGATGTTCAACGAAAACATGGAATGTTGGTTCTACAATGTGATAGGAATATGCTATTCGTTCTTCTTCGCTATGGAGATGAAGAAGGCATTCAAGATATAAACCTCAGCGGAGGAAGTGTATTACTCATAAATTAGATTGATTTTTAAGTTAGACTGTTAGTTGCCGCCGCTCGTGAGAGCCGTGGCAGACACGGGTAATTAGCTCAGTTAGGTAGAGCGGTACATGATATTGGTATTTGTAGTTTGTCATGGTATTATTTAAAGGTTTCATCATGTATAGGTCACGGTGTTCAAGTCCCGTATTACCCACGACTTCTATTGTTTAACCAAGAATACCGTTGTAAAGGACAACGTGAGGTGAGAGTCCTCATTTAAGTTTTTATTTTGCTTTTGTTTTAAGTGACTATCCCGGTGTGGCTTGACCGCCTATCCGGGAGCAACTTTGTTGACCTGCCTGCCCGGTCTGTGAAGATATGGTAGGCAAATATGGGCGTTCGGTGTAATGGCTAACACAACTCATTTGAGGAGATTGGCGGTTCGAGTCCGTCAACGTCCACAATCCAAGAGAGGGTTATTTAGTAGTTTTGTCGTGTTTTATTTTTTGTTTGTGTTTCAAGGTGAACGGTTTGTGAAAATAGTTCACCTATTCTGGGAACGTAGCTCAGTGGATAGAGCACCGTGTGTGGTGGAAGGTTGAGAGTTCGATTCTCTCAAGTAGATTCTTAGCTTAATGGGAGAGCACCACAAGCGGCGGTCGGTGGTTCGAATCCATCCGTTTCTACAAGCCTTTATGAGAGAAAATCCGCTTTTAGTCCGAGAGTAGGGCGAAGATAGCGCAGGGAATCATCCGCGCGGCATCGGTTAGCCGTTGACTCTATCTGAAAGGTAATGCGAAATCGGATAGGATTAGGAGTATTTGTCGTTTGCGCCCCGGAGAATACGCTTCGGGGCTTTCCTTTGGCTATTTTTTTATTAACCACTTTAATATTTTCTATTATGGGACTTATCAAAAGACCTAACGAGCTGACCGTTAAGACTACCTTGTCAGCACTGATTTACGGCCAACCTGGCATGGGAAAAACAACTCTTGCATTATCGGCTCCCAATCCGGTATTGTTCGATTATGACGGCGGTATTCACCGTGTCAATGCCGCCCATCGTGTACCGACCGTCCAGATTACAAGCTGGGACGAGACGAACCAGGTACTTTCGTCCGAAGAAATCAAGGAGTTTTCCACTATTGTGATTGATACTGCCGGAAAGATGCTTTCTTTTATGGATAAGGCGATTATGGCAGCGAATCCGAAGATGAAGAAAGCGGATGGTACCCTTTCTTTGCAAGGCTACGGAGTACGTAAGAACATGTTCATCAACTTCGTTAACCAAGTAACCCTCATGGGCAAGTCTGTTATCTTCGTGGCTCATGAACGGGAGGAGAAAGTAGGCGACGAAAAACAGATACGTCCGGAGATTGGTGGCTCATCTGCCGGTGATTTGATTAAGGAGTTGGATTTGGTTGGTTACATGGAAGCTATCGGTAAAGATAGAACTATTTCTTTTGACCCGTGCGAGAAGTTCTACGGCAAGAACACATGTAATCTTCCTTCTCGTATCAAGATACCCGTTATCATTGATGAGTCCGGTACCGTAACGGGTGAGAATGATTTCATGACGAAAATCATCAGTACTTATAAGGAGTATCAGACGAAGCAGACGGAACTATCTTCCGAATATGATGCGGTTCTTGATGCTATCCGTGACGCAGTGGAACAAGTGACTGATACACAATCTGCCAATTCTGTTCGGGAAGCTTTAGACACCATGACGCATATCTTTGACAGCAAGGTACGGGCAGGCATGATGCTCAATGAGAAGTGCAAGAGACTTGGCTTGAAGTTTAACAAACTCAGCAAAAGGTATGAACCAGCAGCCTAAATACAGATTCTACCCGTCACTGCTTGATAAATTCGAGCAGTATTTACGGGCTGATGAACAAGTAGAGAGCTTCTGGAATGTCGATAATGAAACGGGGGAATATAAGAAAAGTCCGGAAGTAATTGAAGCGGAGCTGAAGCAAAGCCTACTTGATGCGATAAACCGTGTCCCGTTTGAGAGTGAGGCAGCTGATAAAGGAACGGCCTTTAATGCTGTCATAGACTGCTATATCCACAAGAAAAAGCATATACCAAGCGAACGGGAGCCATACACCATTATCGGTGATGGAGAAACGAATACTATTCAGGTATATTTTCCTGCTACTGATATCGCGCCAGAGCGTAATTTCTTATTTGACCGTAGCTGGTGTATAGAGCAGTCGAAGTATTTTTCCGGTGCATTGTCCCAAGTCTTTGTGTCCGCAGTCATTCCCACTCGCTATGGTGATGTGGAGCTTTATGGGTATATAGATGAGCTCGTTCGTGATACTGTATATGATATCAAGACAACATCTAAGTATGATTTTGGCAAGTATGAACACGGCTGGCAGCGCCATGTATATCCTTACTGTCTGATTGCTTCCGGTCAGATGGAAAGCGTGAAAGCGTTTGAGTACACTGCCTATCAGATGAAGGGCGGTACCAGCCGGACGCCACTAATTAGCGGAACGCAATACCCGGAATACTACACTTATAACCATGAACAGACGATTAAGCTGCTTACGGCACACTGCGAGCATTTCATAGAGTTTTTGGAAGCAAACCGAGACATTATTTCTGATAAAAAAATCTTTGGATTAGAGTAATGGCACAAGAAGCAATTCTGGAAAAGGTCAACGGCGAGGTACACATAAGCAAGTCTTTTGACTTCATGTGTTCCCAGCTTCGTAATGGTCGGTATCGTGTAAAAATCGAAAGGTTCACAGAGCCAAGGACGCTGTCACAGAATGCGCTTATGTGGTTGTGGTTTACTTGTATTGAGCAGGAGACCGGGACGGACAAGCAGGATGTACACGATTACTATTGTAACCGCTTTCTCAGAAGGACTTCGTATTTCAGAGGAAAAGAAATGGTCATTGCCGGAAGCACATCGAAACTCAATACAGTACAGATGACTGACTTTCTAAATAAGGTTCAGGCCGATGCTGCTGCCGAACTGGGAATAACGCTCCCTCTTCCGGCTGACCGTTACTATAACGAATTTATCAACGAATATAAAGACAGGAGGTAGAAATGAATATCACCAAAGCAAAAATCACGAAAGACAACACGCTTGTTGCCTCTTTCAAGAACGAGAATGAGGACAATGTAACCATTGAGGGAAAGAATCTTATCCATAAGGATTTGCGTGCAGCGTTTAACGAATTGATTCCTCACCTTGCTTTCCTCTGTGAGCAGAAAGAAGCTGATGGAAAGGACTCCATAGATGAACTGCCGGAAGAAATCTTCTCTACATTCGAGGTCACGGGCTACACAGTTAGCGGTTCGGATGACAATGAAGGTGTGGTATTGGTTGGAAAACGTTTTCTTAAAAGTAAGAAGGTGCTTAACCTTATAGCTCCGTTTACCATGTTCAACAATGAGAACGAGGAATATAAGCATTCATTCGAACTGCAGCAGGCAATTGAGGCATGTAATTATGAGGTGGAACAGTATCTTACCGCTAAGAAATGGGCGGTAGTCCAGCAGGAACTTCCGTTTGATGGGGATATTCCTACGGACATTGCAGCCGACCCGGTGGGAGATGCTGCATTTGAAGAGGAAGCGAATGAGTTCCTTAAACAAGTGGTGGAACAGAGTGGCACTACTCTGACGATTGACGGGAAGAAAGTGAAGCCGAGAAACAAAAGTAAAAAAGTGAAGATTAAAGAGCCGGCAGCTTGATATGGCAGCACCTTTTTGTATCACCAAATATCCGGACGGCTTCAAACTGAAATTCATGTATCATCCGATGTTGGTTAAATGCGTGAACAATATTCCATCAGTCAAGGCTAACGCAAAGAAAGCATATCTTTTCAATGAAAAGGCGTGGTGGGTTGACTTGGCTGATGAATGGTATGTTGATACAATGGCGAAATGGGCGGTACAGCAGGGATTCTGCGGTTCCGTACAACGGTCGGAGCAAAGAAAGGCCGATATGAGCTTTGACATTGCTCCGATGCCGCAGCTGACCGTTCCCCACGGATTGCTACTTGAACCGTACGATTACCAGAAGGAGGGCATAGCCTATGCTCTGGCCCATAAACGGTGTATCTTCGGTGACCAGCCGGGACTCGGTAAGACCTTGCAGGCAATAGGCACGGTGACGATTGCAAAATCCTATCCGTGCCTTGTTGTATGTCCGGCAGCACTTAAAATAAATTGGCAGCGTGAGTTCAAGAAATTTGCTGGAAAGCAGGCGCTAATCCTTGATGACAAGAACAAAAATACTTGGCAGCGCTTCATTGAAACCAAGTGTTGTGACATCTTCATCACTAACTACGAGAGCTTGAAAAAGTTCTTTGTATTGGATGTGAAGAATGATACGCGGTTTACGCTGAAATCAATCACCTTTGACCCACGTATAACCCTTTTCAAGTCTGTAATCATTGACGAGTCGCATAAGTGCAAGTCTACCAAGACCCAGCAGAGCAAGTTTGTTGAGGGCATTTGTAAAGGCAAGGATTTCATTCTTGAACTGACGGGAACACCGGTAGTAAACGATAATACTGACCTTATACAGCAACTCAAGATAATGGGACGGTTGGAGGATTTTGGAGGGTATAAGACATTCACCGAACGTTTCTGTAATGGGCCGAAGAAAGCCTCCAATCTGAAAGAACTGAACTGGCGCCTCTGGAATACCTGCTTCTTCCGGCGTGAAAAAGCCAAGGTATTGACCCAGCTTCCGGACAAGACGAGGCAGTATATTGAGATGGATATCACTACGCGGTTGGAGTATGAGAAAGCGGAAAGCGACCTCATACAATATCTGCGTATCTACAAGAATGCGGATGATGAGAAGATAGCCAAGTCCATGAGGGGCGAGGTAATGGTTCGTATGGGCATTCTGAAAGCCATCTCTGCACGTGGGAAAATCAAGGCGGCTGCCGAATTCATCCATGACGTGATAGATGGAGGCGAGAAACTGATTGTCTTTGCCTACCTAAAAGAAGTAGTGTTGGAACTGAAGAAGATGTTTCCCAAAGCTGTAACGGTTACGGGTGAGGATAACGCTACGCAGAAACAGATGGCCGTCGATGCTTTCCAGAACAATCCGGATTGTACGTTGATTATCCTTAACTACAAATCGGGCGGTACCGGGCTCACCTTGACTGCTTCCAGCCGTGTAGCCTTCATCGAGTTCCCATGGACTTTTTCTGACTGTGAGCAGGGCACACCGTAATGGGCAGAAGAATAATGTTAACTGTTACTACTTTCTTGGTAAGAATACCATTGATGAATACATGTATGATGTTATCCAGCGAAAGAAAGGTATAGCTAACGGTGTTACCGGAACGGATGATGTGGTTAAGGAGAATGTAGTAGATATGGCTATGGACTTATTCAAAGGAAGATTATGAGAAAGAAACAAACTACACCGCAATCGGAAAGTCAGATACAGCATAGCTGTCTGACTTGGTTCCGGATTCAATATCCGTCTTTGAGTCTTATGTTGTTTGCTGTCCCAAATGGTGGCAAGCGTGATGCCAGGACTGGAGCACAAATGAAGTACGAGGGAAGTGTAAGGGGTGTTTCCGATTTGATACTGCTTGTACCTAAGAAAGGATTTTCCGCTCTTTGCATCGAAATGAAGAGACCGAAAGGGAAACAAAGCGAGGAGCAGATAAGATGGCAGAGAGAGGCTGAAAAGTTCCGAAATAAATATGTGGTATGCCATTCTCTTACTGAGTTTATGAATGAAGTCAATTCTTACCTATTATGAACTATATTGAGCTAATAAAGAACTTCTGGTTGCAACATAACGCATATTCGCTAACTGTCACAGAAACCGCTTTGTATTTCTACCTGTTAGAAACTAACAACCTCTGTAGGTGGGCGAATACGTTTAACCGTAACAATGGTAAAGTTCTTGCAGACCTTAGCATAGCCTCTCTAAAGACTTTGTCAAATGCTCGGAATAGATTAAAACAAGTAGGATTGATTGACTTCAAAACGAAGAATGGAAGCCCGAATGTAGTGTACACCTTGGTAAAATTTACCGAGGTTGGTGCGCAGGTTTGTGCCGAGGTTGGTGCCGAGGTTGGTGCCGAGATAATAAAACATAAACATAAACAAAAACAGGTGGGTAATTCTGGCGAGTTATTCCCACCGGACCAACCTCCGAAAAAGAAACCTCCGAAACCCAAGGTAGAGTTCATTCCACCTACCGCCGAAGAAGTGCGGGAATATTTCCGTGATAAACTTCCCGATTGGGAACTGCAAGCGGATATTTTCTACAATCACTTTTCCGGTCTCGGTTGGAAAACTGCTACCGGTGCCAAGGTGGAACGTTGGGATAGTCGGGCCAATCTTTGGATAATCGAGAAAAAACAACAGGACAATGGAAAAACAGAAAATCAAGCCCAAAGACAAAACAATCGGGATGCTGATAAGGCAGCAAAGGCAAGAAACCTCCTTGACGAATATGCAGCCATCGAGCAGGGAAGTAATGCTATCAGCCATCAAGGAGAAATACCCGACCTTTAGTAAGGCTTCTGCCGTATATTCGACATCACTCCAGTCTATGCTTCTTGCAGATACCGAGAAAGCGTACAGCGAGAAGTCTCCCACGCTGTCAGACCTTGAACGGATGTACGGATATGGTTCCTCGTCTCTGTGGGTAAAGACGCAGTTACTGACCATTGATTTTGCTTCCTCTACGAAGGAAGGCGCTGATGAAAATGCCTTGAATGAATTTTCACGGCTGTTCGTTGGGCAATACCACTACATTAAACTGACGGAGTTTATCTTGTTTGTAGCACGGTTCAAGTTGGGCAGATACGGGAAATTCTACGGTTACTTCGACACGATAACTGTTGGCGAAGCATTTCGGAAATTTCTTCGGGAACGGTCAGATGAACTGGATATTATCATTCGTCGACGCAATAACCAAGCTTTGGAGGAACAACAAGCTCCGGTAAAACGGAATCACCAACCGCCCGATGATTTACGGGTAAAACTGAATTTGAAATGAAAGATACGAAACTGATAGCGACTATTCTGTCAATCCTGGCAGCGTATGCCGCTTTTTATTTTGTCTGCTACTGGATAGCGGACTACTGTTTAAGGAGTTATTTGTAACGCAATTATGGAAAACAAAACTTTCAAGGACGTAATCAAGAATCATCTTGACGGACGTGCTAGGACTGACGAACTGTTCGCCAAGTCCTACGCAAAAGAAAACAAGAATTTGGATGAGTGTTGTTCCTACATCATGGGCGAGGCGCGGAAACGGGGTAATGCTGTAGCCATGACAGACGAGGAA